TCTAGCGCTTCCATAGCCGATTTGATTTGGCCCATCCCATCCCGCAACGCTGCCAGGCTCGCCGTCAGAGGAGCAATCTTCGCCGCATGGTAATCAGCCAGGGGAGCAAGTGGCCCGCCCTTACCAATCAACTCGTTGAAGCGCTCCTCTGCTGCCAGCGCCTCCCGGATAGCCCCATGCACCCGCGCCACAGTCGTCTGCGTGCCAACCCGCTCATTGCGGTAAATCACCAGCACGCTTTCGCTGGTCTGGTCATCACTGCTCACAATGTACTCAGCCATCTGTGCCCCCTTTTTATGTATTATAGAGCGCAATAAATTTGTAGCCTACGCCCGCCACATTCACCCGCACCTTGCCGTAATACGTGCCAATCGCCGCCGTATCCACAGGATTCCCCGCGCCCACCGTGGTATCGAACTCAATCATCTCCTCCGACAAATCCGCCTGCGTCAGCGACAACACCGGCTCTGCCCCATCCGTATCCGACTGGTTGACCGTCAACTGGCCGCTATTCGTAGTCGTGCCAACCAGCAAATTCCCAGAGTACAGCAATCGCATCTTTTCCGAAAGAACTTGATTAGCAACGTCTCCCGTATTTCCCGAACCAGTCCAAAACGCCAGATCGCTAAGCGGCGCATTGCCGGACGCAACATTACCGACCGCCCGCACCCGGGCCACCGTGCTGGCACTGTAGCCGGACGTGGTGTCAATCGAATAAAAATCCAAATCGCCAACAACAGTGTTATCCCAATCCGGCGAATTGTTGTAAGAGTTATTTGTCAGCCGAATGGTCGGGGTTCCGCCAGTGATATTGACAATCCCTGTCGTCAAATTCACATCAAAATCCTCCCCAGCCAGCGGTGTCACTGCCACCTGCCCGCTTGTGCTGGAAAGCGTGTTACCATCCAGCTTCAAATTGTCCACAGCAACCGAAGCGGTAAAAGTAAGTGCATTCGCCTCTACCGCATCAATCAAGTTGGCAACGGTCAATTTTTTCGTCTCGTTTGCCGTCACGTCCACAATTGCCAACAAATCCGCCGTCGAGGGCGCTTCCGCCAGCGCCGTCAAGTTACTGATTTTTGTATCTGCCATCGTTCCTCCCTATGTTGTTTTCAACAAAATCCACGAACCGCCTTGCTTGCGGTAAAAGAAATTCGCACTCCCAGCCGTGTAGTCGAAGTAAATATCGCCATTCACCCCCAGCGCCGTGCCAGGCACACCGTTCCCACTCACCAAGCTCGCCGCACCGGCCAAATTCAGCGCAGGCCCTTCCAGCTTGGTATTGGTTTTGATTACGCCATCCGCATGGATCGTACCCGAAGTCTGGAATGGTTGATTAGACGACAACCTACCTGTCATCTGCGTTTCACCAACAACAAACAAATCCTGGTACAAATACAGATCGCTGCTGGATGTGACGGTTCCCACCGTGCCATTGGCAGACAAGACAACCAGATTGTCGCGGTTGGAAAGACTAATCTCCTGGTTGCCCGCCTTCACCAATGTACGCGCCTTGCGCCCTGTGCTGTCCTCCGCCACAAACCACAACTCATTGTCTGCCACCCCCGTAGCTGGAAAGGCGAACATACGGGCCAGCGTTGTGCCGCCAGAATACCAGAGGATGTTGGCAGAATCAGCGGAGGCAGTCCCCGCCGCCTTGTCAATCCGTATCCCGCTGCTGGACAAGATCACTGTACCATTGGCTGCGCTCACGGTACCGCCCGTGACGTATGCGCCCGTCACCGTTCCACCCGTGATTGTACTGGCGCTCACCGACCCGCTGAACACCCCGTCAGTCGCAGTCAGTAGGCCCGTCGCCGCGTCCACCTGAAACTTGAGCGCACCCGCGGCGTTGTAGGCGAAGATGCCGCTGTTGTCGATCTGCACCCGTGGATTGACTGTGCCTGTGCGCAGTACCGCCGCCGTCGTAATCTCATACACCACGCCGGTGATTGTGCCGCTGCTTATGTAGGGCGGGCGTCCATCAGTGTACAGGGCAAACGTATTGCCGATTGTGCCGTACCCGTAGAGGCCAGACTGATCGAGCCGCACGCCGGGATTTGCAGAGTTGACTACCTGCGAAGGCGCGCTTCCGATCTGGATTGTACCGTTGCTGGTGTAGAGCTTCTTGCTCTCAATTGTCCAGCCGCCGATCTCCCCGGTAATGCCGCTGATCACCGAAGCTGCCACCGTGCCGGAAAAATAGCCGTTGTCTGTCCACAGTCCCCAGCCGCCCGGCGTGATTGTCCCCGGCCCGGAAAGCCCGTCCAACCGCCCGATCTTAGCGCGCACAGCGCCACTCTCCAAAAGCAGAAACGAACCGTATGCCGCCGTTCCGCTGGTGTCCAGGCCAGTCACAACGCCCGTATGCGCGTTGTAGGAGTCCCAATCAAAGGGCGCTGTGCCGCCGTTGGTCAGCACAGCCCGCCCAGCGACTACCTCTCCCAAGTCGCTGGCAATTGCGCCCAGACTGCCCGGATAGCGGATAGCAGGCAACGGCCCGGAAGATCCGCCCATCCCAGCCGCCTGCCCCAACCGGGTCAGCGCTTCGATCAGGGTAGAACGGTAATAGCCCGCCGTCACAGAACAGACCATCAGGTAAGTACCCGCCGCCGTCACAGTCGGACGGTATTCCACTTGTTGGATCAGGAATGTCCGGCTGACTTCGCTTTCGTCGGTGATGATATTGGCGCTGGCCTCGCTTAGAATGCGGTCGCCAGACTGTTCCAGCAGCAAATCTTCCGTGCCGCCTACATCCACTTCCCCCACGTTGATTGTCAGCAGCTTTCCGGCCAGCAGCCCATACTCTGCCACGTCCAGGCTGATCGTTTCCCGGCCAAAAGCATTCTCCACCAAAATCTGCGCGGCGTACTCTTCCAGGGCGGTTTGGCTGGTCAAATTCTCATTGAAAAATGTGCGCTGGATTGTCCGCCCGTAGGTGGCAATAGATGCTGTGTCGGTTGCCGTCGCTCTGGTCTGCTCCAGGTAAATGTAGTCAATATCTATCAGGTCGCCCGCGTCCATATAGGCCAGGATGGAGGCGTCGATTGTCACAGTGCCCGCGGCCAAGTCCACCACGTACCAGCATACGCCACCATCTGAGATCAGCTTGTCCTCCGGCGCAATGCCCAGCCGGGTGTCTGCGCTGGTGGCTGGTAGCGGCCCCACATCGGTTGTGCGAGCGCGCACCTGTACCACGCTTTTGAGCGGGCGGTACAGGGTGGAGTAGGTCGCCTTGCCCGTCCGGTAGGTGAACGTTTCGTCTGTGCGATAGTCCACATAGCCGCCCATGACAATCACGCTGTTGCAGACATTCAGCGTGTCTACACTGCGCTTTATACTGCCCCGTAGCGGTGGGTAGGTTGCGGAATAGTCGGGATTGTCCGAGGAGATAGCAAACGCCGCGTTGCCAGGGCTTGCCGGGTTGAACCACCAAATGTTTTTGCTGCCGTCAATAAACCAGTCAGCGCCCACGCGCACAGCCAGGGCATTCAGGGCAGCGCGCAAACTGACATTCTCGAAGCCAATTTCCACCGCCAAATCCTGCTCATTGACGTTGGTGGCAGCGTCGAAACCTTCGCCGTTCAGGTAGGTGGAAAAAAGGTTTGCCACGATGTCACCGTCGCTGTAGTCTGCCATCGTTGCGCCGGTGTCGTATGGCCCATACGATTTATTGACCGTCACCGTGTCGAGCAGGATGCTCCAATCCTTGCACTCTACCCGGTAGCGTGTGCCGGTCTGGGTGTCAATGGCAGACACATCCACGCCTGTCACGAACCCGCCAAAAACGGTCACACCATCAATGGCGATTGTTACCACATCCCAACCGCCCGGTTTCAGATTGCCGCTGTTGTCCCAAATCTCGAAGGACGCTACGCCCGTATCATTGCCCACCTGTTGCCGCACATAGGGGCTGTCAGGCATGATGTACGCCGACTGATTGACGTTATCAATTGTTACCACTACCGTGTGATTGGTTGCCCAGCTCATCGGCTATATCCTCATGCCGGCCATCTCAGCCTCACGCCAGATAGCCCGTGCGAGTTCTCGCAGCTTGCCCCGATCCGCGGGCAATGCGCTTCCGTCGCCAGATATGTTGATGTTGATTGTACCACCCCCGCCGCTTCTACCCAACGGCGCTGCACCGGTGCTGTTGCTACCAAAGCCCCCGCCGCTGCCCGTTGTCTCTGGCCGCAAACCCAACCAGAACAGCGGGTCAATCCATTTGGAAATATCGCCCAGGGCAGAATTTTGCAGGGCAGCCAGGGCGCTATTGATCTGGCCCATTGTCTCCCCCCAACTGGACACCCACCCCGCCAGGTTGCCCTGCTTCAGTTGCTCCATTGCCGTCACAGCGCCCAGAGTTGCGGTAATCAGCATATCGATGGCGCTGGTAATTGCGAGCACCGCCGCAAAGAGAACCGTCTGGATGCCGTTGAAAATCTTGGCAATGTTGATCCCCATCTCCACACCCGTGGAAGAGGGCCACTGTGCCAACTGCCCCAACTTGTCCAGGATGCTCTGGATATGCCCGACAATCAGCCCGCTGTTTGTTTGGAATGTGGAGGCGATTTTCGGCCACTCGTTGGCAAAGTCGGTTTTCACCTGTGCGGAAAAGTTCAGGAACGAAGTCAACCAGGAATCCAGATCGGGCGCATTGTCTTCAATCCACTTTTTGATTGCACCGGCAAACTCAGTCAGCTTGGGCGCTATCTTTCCCCAGACGCCTCCCGCCCATTCCGTAAACCCGTCCCACTTTTCCACGATGGCGTCTTTCAGTTCTGCGCGCTTGGTGGGGTCTCCGATCCAGTCGGTGAAGTCCCCCCACATTTCGCCCAGCTTGACCGCTACCCCATCCCACAGCCCGCCCGCCCATTCCAGAAAGGCGTCTTTCCACTCACCCAACTTTGTCACAATCTGCCCGCGTTTCTCGCCATCCGTAAACCAGGGGAGAAGGCTATCTGTCCAGAAACCGGATAGTTTTGTGGATAGGGTAGCCCACAATCCGCCCGCCCAATCAGCGAAGGCAGCGCCCCACTCTCCAAGTTTGGCGACGATCTGGGCGCGCTTGTCACCGTCCGTAAACCATGACACAAGGCTGCTCCAAATCGTGCCCAGTTTGGTCAACAGGATGGGGATCGCCGGTGCAATCCAGTCGGCAAAGGCCGCTCCCCACTGTGTCAGTTTGGCAAGAATGTCAGGCGTCACGCTGACAACCCATTGCATCAGGTTGCCAAACATAGCGCCCAACTCAGACAGGATACCCGGCACCCGCGGCGCAATCCATTCAATCAGCGCCGCTCCCCATGTGCCAAGTGTCGTCAACAGGGCAGGCAGGGCTGTGCCGGTCATCCACCGCTGCATTGCCAACCACGCGTCAATCAGCGCGGTCAACAGGCCATTGATCGGCCCGGATAAGTTCATGGTATCGAAGCCGAAAGCAAAGCCCTTTTGTAGTTGCTCAAAGAGGGCAGCGAGCGGCCCGGCAAACGGGCGCAGAAAATCTCCAGCCATCGATCTGATTTTCTCGAAACCGGCAAACAGCCAGGCTACAATCCGCCCGACGTTCTGCGAGACTTTGCCGATGTTCTCAATACCGGCGCTCACTTGTCCGGCAAAGCGGTCAAAGTCCATATCGATCAGCTTGTTTAGACCTTTCGTCAGCCACTGCACGCCACGCCGGGCCAATGGCGTGAAAGCCTTGCCCAGCTTGATTTTCAGGGTGTCGAAAGAGCCGCCCAATTGCTCCACATCCCCGGCCAGGTTGTCCAGTCGTTTGGCCGCTTGCTCTGTGGCGCTGGTTTGGGCCATCGCTTGTAGCATATCCGTAATGCCCTGCGTGCCCACTTCGGAGAGTTTGGCTGCGGCGCGCATGGCGTCCGTTCCGAAAATCTCGGAAAATGCCTCGATGCGCGCAGCGTCAGACAGTCCACCAAAGGCGGTTTGCAGAATCCCGGCAATGTCCGCCATGCTCTTCATCTGACCGCTTGCGTCAAAAAAGGCGTTTGCTCCGTCCGCTGTAATCAGGCCCAACTGCGTCATCATTTCCAGCGCCGGTTTGCTCTGGGGTACAAGCCGCTGGAGGAACGTTTTGAACGACGTGCCTGCATCGGAACCTGATCCAAAAGCCGAGGAAATAGCGGCAATCGTGGCGTTGAAATCGTCGAAACTGACGCCCACCGCAGCCGCTACACCGCCGCCCTGAGACAAGGCCAGGGCGTAATCTTCTATGCTGAATTTGCTGGCAACCACCACGCCGGTGATCCCGTTGATCGCTTTGTCCATTTCGCTGGCCTGGATGCCAAACTGCGCCATTGCATCGGTGGCGACATCCGCCGCCGTGGAAAGGTTGGCACCCGTCGCTGCGGCCAGGGCAATCGTAGCGTCTGCCGCCCCGCCCAGAATCTGGGTCACATTCAGCCCATTCTTGGCAAGCATCTCGATAGCGCCCGCCGCTTCGCTGGCGCTGTAGGCAGTATCTTTGCCGATGCGCAGAGCAGCGTCAGAGAGGGCGTCCATCTCCTCGGTGGTGGCGTTCAGCACAGCCCCCGCGCCGGAGATCACCTTGTCAAACTCTGCCGAGGCTTTGAGCGCGCTGGTCATCCCTACGCCCAGCGCAGTCAAACCGCCGACGACCACTGCCCCGGCAATCGCGCCGAACTTTGTAATTGCGCCGCCCACACCACCAAGACGGCGCTCTACCCCTCCCATCGCAGTTTCAAACTGGCGCGCATCTGCGCCAACCTTGACGAACAATGATGCTACCTGACTTGCGCCGCCGAAATTTATCATTTCGTCTGTGCCTTTTTGCGTTGCTGCTGTTCTACCCGCGCCCTTGCTACAAAGAATCGCTGCCAGAGTCGAAATTCAAGGTTGCCCATGCGTGATAACAATTCCGTCACCGTGTAGCCCAACCGCTCCGCAAGTTCAAAGAGAAAATAGTTGTCTGTCGGCTCTAGTTCCGCGCCCTTGCCTGGCGCTAGGAACCAGCCCCAGCTTTTTTTTCAAAATCCTCGGCCATCCCGCTAATCGCCATGACCCGCATAGTGATTGCATCCACCAAAGCGGGATGGCCAGCTTTGAGCGCTGGCACATCGGCGGGGGTCAGGCGTGGCTCCATCAGCCCGGTCAAGAGTAGGGCGGTCTGGATGCCCAGGTTGTCTGTCTTGCCGTCTTTGCCTGTGTGCGCCTGCTGTATCTGCGTGCGTTCTTCCAACGAAACCGGCTTGATTCTCACAGTGCCAGCCCCGTTGGGCAACTCGAAATCTTCTTCGGTAATTGTCAGCGCGTTCAGAAAACTGTCTTTGCTCAGATACATCGTGTTTTTCTTTCTGTTAGAATGATTGATTCCGTACATCTGTGCGGATACCGCTGCCGTCTTCCATCAACAAGAGATCGGCGTCTTCCTGTAACAGCAGTTCCAGCCCCTCGGACGTGTCCAGGACACCCGTCACCTGGAACTCATACTCAATGCCCGCCTTGCCGTCCACGCTGATTGTCGGACCGTAGCCCGTCACATGGGCGCGCAGGGCGTCGGTGTATTCTGTGCCGCTGTGGAAAAGGAGCAGCCGCACGTTTGCCCCGTTGAGATAATCCGAGCGCACCGAGCCTTGCACGGCGTTGCTGGGGTCAAGGTTGCCGGAAAAGCTACCCGTCGCCCGGTTGATATTGCTGATGTAGCGTTCCGCTGCCTCGCCAAAGGCGGTTACGTCAATCGGGGTAGCGGACAAGTCTAATGTCCACTCCCGTACTTCTCCGATCACCGTGTCCGCCCCGTTGAAATAGACAACGCTGCCCGCCGTGCCGCTCAGTGCGCTCATGGATCACCTCCCCTGGTTTATGTAAATGTGACAGGCCCAGACACCTGAAAGTCATACCCTGCATCGACTTTCCCATCCACGCTCACGCCCGCATTCTGCCCGGTCAGGTAGGCCGTGCCTACGGCGAAATAGGCCGTAGGGCTGACGTACAGCCGTAAGGCCAGGGCCGATCCGCCCAACATGGTGTTGCGCAAACTGGTTTGCACCGTGTCCGCTGTGTCCATGTTGCCGCTGAAACTACCCGTTGCGCTGCGCAGGCTGGGAATGTACCGTTCCCACACATCACCGAACGCGGTCACGTCCACGGGGGAATGGGAGAGGTCGAGCGACCATTCCCGGATTTCACCCACCGCCGTTGTGCCGCCTGTCATATAGACAACGCTGCCCGCTGTTCCGCTCAAAGCTGCCATTTTGCGATTCCTCCTACGTTTGTTGTAGGTCGATCCTGTAAATGCCGCCGACGTGCCAAAACCCGTCAGTATCCCGGTATTTGATTCCGCCCGTCACCCGGCAACGAAGTACCCGATAGCCCGTGACCGAGAGAGCCGCATTTTGCATCAGGCTGTGTACATGGTTGTATACCTGTTGCGCCTCTCCCGGCCATGTGCGATTGCTCAAAACTTTCACCACGTAGTCAGTGCGCAGCCCGGTTGTGTTGAAGGTGTACTCCTGTTCACCCGCATTCTGCGCCTGAAATATCACATAAGGCGGCGTCCCTCCCTGCACTGCGAGCGTATCGTACGCGCTCACAGTCCCGCCGCTTAGTGCCGTTGCAATGGCGCTGCCCAGCGCCGCGTGGGGTGTTGCCATTATGTATCTGCTATCCCCCCAAATTTGTCTGCCAGCCCGTTGGCTACGCTGTTGACGGCTGGGGTCAGGTAGGGCTGGGCGGCCTGTTTGCTTGTGCCCAACTCCACATACACCCCATATTCTACCGATGGCCCGATGTAGGCGGTCGTCTCGTTCTC